GTAAATAAATAACCGAAAAAATAATATCTATAATATAATACCCAATACAATCAGCGAGATTCATAATATAATTTAATCCGCACATAAAATATCTTTCAACATAATGAATTCCGTAATAAATTAATAAACCTATATCTTCGAATCCCCATGCAAGACCTTCGCCAATAGCAACAAATTGGTCACCAACGCCTTCGACAATGTCTCCTAATGCGTAGATTAAATTCAAGAAACGATTTGGAATACTCGCAAAGAATTGTCCTAACATTTCAAAAAATTCTATGATAATATCAAAAAAATCGGTTATGGCTTCTTCTATTTCGTTTATTAATTCTTCAATTGGGTCAATAACTTCTTCTTCAACAAACTCTGAAACTGGGTCAAACACTTCTTCTTCTGCAAATTTGTTAAGAGGTTTTACTATTTCATTATCGAAGAATTTTTTAATAGGGTCAAATATTATTCCAACTACATTAAATCCTTCTATCACTTTTCCCATATATTATTTTATTGTATATAATGAAATAATATTAAAATATCAATCATAAAATTTATAATTTTATTTGACTTTACTTGCGGACCTAGGATTACTAGCTCCCACTTCATCAAAATGTCTACCTGATTTTTCATAATGAGGGTTACTACTAAATAAATTAGGTATAATTTTAGAAATTGTATCATTTACTTCACTGCTTTTATTGCCTACGGTGCTGGATTTTAATCTAATACATGTATAACAATCATCTCTTATTTTTTTAGGGTAATGAATAATATGAACATCAAACAATTCAAAAAACATTGTATCGAGCGTTTCTAGTCCATCCCATACTTGTTTTTCTATACCATAAGCGTCAAATCGTAAGAATGTATACATAATCCACAATACTATACGAACTGGTAAATATATTAATTTACCAATAGCATGAAGTATGTAAAAGAATATACATTTATATAAATTTTTTAGAAATTTCACTGAACACATTATATATCGTTTCAAATATTCAAAAGAATAATGAAGAACTTCACCTGTTCCCTCTATTGATTCACCTATACCTTCACCTAATTCAATAAATTGATAACCAATACCGACAAAGATTTCTTCTAATCCAGAACCTATATTTTCAACTCTAGGACCTAATTTTTCGATTTCCGCAACAATTTCATCCACAACACTAACTACAGCGTCAGCAGCATCGTTAAAAAAACCAATTACTTCTTCCTCAAACCATTCCTCGATTAGTTTGAAAATTGAAGTAATTTCGTCAGTTACTTCTTTTAATAAATCGGTGAAGAATTTTTCGATTTTTTTCCATGCATCTGTAAAGAAATCTTCAATGGGACCTATTACTTCTCTTTTAATTGCTTCGAATACTTCATCTACTACCCAATCTACTGCATCATTTATTAAATCTTCTACCCATCCAAACATATATATAAGTTTACTAATATATATATACAAAATTATTTTTTAATTATAACATTTATATTCCTTTATTTCTTTTTTAAGTCCTGTGCTTTTTTTTTATAACCTTCAAATTTCGATACAAATCCTTCTGCTTGTTGTAACAGAGGGTCAATTTGTTTCATTGTAGCTAATAAATTCTTTTGAACATCTTGAAATTCTTTAAAATCGTTGGTTAAATTATTATATAATTTTTGTCTTTCGTCACTGGTAGATTTTAATGGGTCATTAGTAGTACTGGGTTTTGTAGTAACAACATCAGGGTCACCAGAACCTTCATCAGCCCCTTCATCAGCCCCTTCATCAGCCCCTTCATCAGAACCTTGATTCTCAACACCTTCTTTATGAGATTTCTTGTAATTTAAAGCATAAACTGCTAATAAACCAACGGATAAAATAACAATCATATTTTTATTGAAATAGCTTGTAAGTAAAGAAACTACCACAAGAACAATAATCGAATTGTAATCACGGTTATTGCCTAATAATACAATATTCACAATAGCTAAAATACATAAAATATATAACAAAAAACGATTATGTAAAAATGCACCAAGATTTAAGTTTTGGATACTTTTATTGAAAGTATTTAATAATTTCATTATAAATTATAGAACGAAATTATTTCTAAAGTAATAAATTATTATTCAGATGAAGGAAATTTTCTATTAATTGCATAATTACGGGTCACTATTTGAGTTAAAGTTTTTTGTATATTTTCAATACTATTATTAATATCTTCTTTTATTAATGCAGCATCACCTTCGGCTTTTGTTATTTGTTCATTCGTATTTTTAATTTTATTATTAACAGAGGTATCAAAAGCTCCTTCTGTCTTTTGAGACATAGGGACATATTCTGCTTCTGCTTCTGCTTCTGCTTCTGAAGTAGAATTAGTTACTCCTTCCTTAATTGAATAAAAGAAATAATAAAACAATATAAGAAACACTAAACTTAAAAGAATCCATTTATTTTTCATTACATTTCTTATCATTTTACCCATTTTTAATTTATTTATAAAATCAACTATATTTGATGCTATATTTTTCATGTATAAAGTATATTATTATTTTATTCTTTATGAATTGATTCTTCCGAAGTATAATCAATTGGAATATCACCACTATATATATCTAAAACTTCTTTAACAACGTCTTCACGTTGAATATCTGTATTATCAAATTCAACACTAGTAATACTGGACGAACGTTTTCCTTTAAATTTATTTAAAAAATCATCTAAGCCATTTAATTCACAATCTCGGTCGGGTTGGTCTAAATCCCCAGTAATAATCAAACGACTATTTTCACCAATACGTGTTAAAAGCATTTTCATTTGTGAAATAGACGAGTTTTGCATTTCATCCGCAACAATCCAACAATTTTTAAATGTTCTTCCACGCATATATCCAAGAGGAGCAATTTCAATAATTTTATCTTCAATTAATTGTGTTACTTCTTTTGGTGTAATAAATTGATATAGAATATCATAGATAGGTCTAACCCAAGGAGCCATTTTTTCTTCAAGAGTACCTGGTAAATATCCAAGATCTTCATCCACACTAACTGATGGACGTGTAAATATTAATTTTTCATATACTCCAAATAAAAAATTACGAACCCCAGTTTCTGTAGCAAACAAGGTTTTTCCAGTTCCAGCAGGACCCGTAGCAACAACAATCTTCTTCGCCTTCTTTTTTAGAAGACTTGCGTAATATTCTTGACTGTTATTTTTAGGAGTTGTAAATTTACTTTCTATTCTTTTTTTTTCAGTTACAGACAGGTATTGATAATTTTCAAAATGTTGTTTTTGTTGGTCAAGAGATAGTTCTTCTTTATAATCAAAATGGTATTCTTTTAATATATCTTTTTCTTGTTGTTTTTTGGATTTACGCCCACGCTTTTTCGGAACAGGAAGTTCACCCATTGTAATTTGTTTGTCTACGACCATAGAAATATCCATACTATTCTAAATATAAATATACAAAATAGGGTCATAATAAATTATACAAAATATTTTATTACGATGATAGTTTATCCAATACTATCACAGTCGTTTATTGTGAAGCGAATCAGAATAAAAGACTATGATAACTATTTTTTTAAAAAGATATAAAATCTACATAATATATTATTTAGAGTCGAAAATGTCGAACATAAAGAAAACCGAGAAAATTTTAACACCAGACGAGAATAGGTATGTAATGTTTCCTATCCAATATAATGATGTATGGGATATGTACAAAAAACAAATGGAATGTTTTTGGCGGGCAGAAGAAGTGGATTTATCGAAAGATTTGAATGATTGGAAACAATTAACAAGTGATGAACAAAATTTTATTAAAATGGTTTTAGCTTTTTTTGCCGCATCGGACGGCGTTGTATTAGAAAATCTTGCAGTTCGCTTTATGGAAGAGGTCCAAGTATCAGAAGTTCGTGCATTTTACGGTTTTCAAATAGCCATGGAAAATATTCATTCAGAAATGTATAGTTTGTTAATAGACACTTATATTTCAGATAGTAACGAAAAGAAAGGTTTATTTGAAGCAGCACAAAATTATCCTTGTATAACGAAAAAATCAGATTGGGCTAAAAAATGGATGACTGATAAAGACAGTAGTTTCGCAACACGATTAGTAGCATTTGCTGCAGTAGAAGGTATATTTTTCTCAGCATCATTTGCTGCTATATATTGGATAAAAAAGAGGGGTTTGATGCCTGGACTTACTTTATCAAATGAATTCATATCTCGCGACGAAGCTTTGCATACTGAATTTGCTGTTTTATTGTATTCTAAATTAGAAAATAAATTAAATAGTGAAACCGTTACTGAAATCATTCGTGATGCGGTTGAAATTGAAAAAGTATTTATTACAGAATCAATCCCTTGTCGTATGATTGGGATGAATTCAAAATTAATGATGCAATATATTGAATTTATGGGGGATCGTTTATGTTTACAATTGGGTTATAATAAAATATATGGCTCAAGTAATCCTTTTGATTTTATGGAATTGATTAGCATTGATTCAAAGGTGAATTTCTTTGAACGTACCAATTCAGAATACGCATTAGCCAATAAAACAATAGAAGATGATGTATTTGAATTTAAAGCAGATTTTTGATATGTGAAAAATTGATAAATGGTACAATGAAAAATATATACAAACATACCCTACAATGGAAGAATTATTAGTAGAAAAATATAGATATACTTTTACATTATCTGGTAATCGTCGATTTACTGCACTATTTATTAAAATAGACGCAAATAGTCAAATAAGTACATTACATGTATCTGATTATACAGATGAAAATGGAACTGTTCCTGGTATACGAACACTGCCGTTTCGATGGGTAAAACAAGTAGAATTACTAGATAATTATGATGATATTGAAACGATCGAATTAACAATCACTACTAGTAGTAATAAAAATAAAAAACCAAAAAAAATAAATAATTATATGAGTTAAATAATTGTTATTTTGATTACACGCCTGAAGATTTAAAACTGTATTTTTTTACGTTTATAATATTCTTCAATCTCATTTAATTCTTTTAAGATTTCAAATCCCTCTTCTATATGTTCGTTCATATTATCAGTATCAGTTTCATATTTATTCATTTTATATCTATAACGAATATTATTCATCAAATAAGAACCACCTAACATTTTGTGAAACATTCTATTTATTTTTTTATAGCTAATATTGTTAATATTATTTGTGACAAAATTATTACTCCAATCACCATATTTATATCCCATTCGGTTACATAATCTTAATTTATTTCGATAAAGAGCACGAACTACAATATTGTTATTCATTATTTATTATTTATTATACTATTTACTATAATAAATATATCAATTTTTTATTTTTCTTTGTAAATACTTAATGTACGTGCGCTTGAATCTTTCGCATCTACGTACTTAGGCATCCAAAAATAAGGTAATAT